TTCCCACCGTTCTTCCCATTCTTCCCGTTCTTCCCACCATACTTCCCACCGTTCTTCCCATTCTTCCCGTTCTTCCCACCATTCTTCCCGCCTGGGTTTGGACCGTTCTTCCCACCAGGGTTCGGACCGTTCTTCCCACCGTTCTTCCCACCAGGGTTTGGACCGTGGTTTAAGTCTAAGTTTTGTATTGAAGAAGACTCAGAGGTGTTAACTTCAAATGGATACATCTTAGCAAAGGATGTAAAGGTTGGAGATGTACTTCTCACAATTGATCCATCCGAACTAAATAATGGAGATATGACTTCAGATATAGTTCTAAGAGATAAGGTAACACTTAGCGAGACAACTGTTGTCAAGCATGAATTAAGTCAAAAAGATTTAATTAAGTTCAACGGCTCTGAGACACTATTCTCAGAAGGACAGCCAATCTTTGTAAAAGAAGGCGACTTAATTAAATACAAGGAGACTGGACAGGTTCAAGTTGGAGACATACTTGTAACCCTAAGAGTAGAATCTTGCGAGATAATATTCGAGACAGTTGACACTATTGAAAAGCTTCCAGCAAAGGATGTCTATGACATAAGATGCGAGCCATCACAATGGTTCATAGCAGGAAACTACATAGTAATATCTTAAAATAAATAAAATAAGGGGGCTAGCGAGAGCTGGCCCCCTTATTATTTGTATATAGGCTTGTATCTATAAATCTAAAATGCTATACTTGAAGCATGACTAATATACAGGATGACTGGTTTGAAAAAGATAGGTCTGAAACTTCTTCAAATAGAAAAGCAGACGTAATGTTTGGGGACATTAAAGTAACCAATGAGGCGTTAGGCTTAGACCTATATAACAATGCATTAGACCAAACGAGAATACAGTGGTACATAGATACACTAGAAAAGAATCTAAAGCCAGGAACTAAGTATCATTGGAACGAAGCCCGTGTAACAAATTCAGATCAGCCAATTAAAAAGGCTAGAGACTGTGTTGATTTTAAGATGAACTACAGCACACTTGGCGGTAAACAGAATGAAGAAAATGCTGAGCTATGGCAAGTCTATGATGAAATTTATAAAAAGCTTAAGTCTTGTGTTGATCACTACTGCAGGTACTGGGGAATTAATGTAACATATTACGAGGTATTTAATTTTGTAAAGTATGAAGGCGAAGGCAAAGAGTTTAAGATTCATGCAGACGATGGCCCAATGTACAAGGCAGCTGTGTCAGCAGTGATTTACTTAAATGACGACTATGAGGGTGGAGAGATCTATTACCCACGAATGGACAATAAGACAATTAAGCCAAAGCAAGGAGACATAGCAATCTTTCCTTCTAATTACATATATGAACATGCGTCTCTTCCTATAAAGTCTGGAACAAAATATTGCGTTGTTATAATGATGGATTTAAATGATATGGCCCACCAGGGACATATTCAAAATGCTGCTGCTGCAGCATCTTCACCGTACTAAGGAGAAAAATGGAAACGATAGACCCAGCTCAAGAAATTAAAAAGCTGCAAGACCAAAAGTATATTAGCGAATGGGAAGCAGAGCAGCACAGACCAATCAAGCAGACCTGGACAGAAAAAATTGATCTAGGAAACGGAATCTGGTGCTATAGAAATGTATTGCCAGCAGGTAAAAACATCCCAGAAAGACTTGAAGAAATCCTTGCAGCAAAAGATAATCAGTATGAGTGGATGCCAGCTTACGTGGGCTACCAAGAAAGAATGCCAGACTATAGAGATTGTGTTGACTTTAAATACAAGAAGACAGATATCTATGGAGAAAAAGAAGCAGACAATAAGCTGAGAGAAATTTGGCAAGAGTGCTATGACCCTCAATACCAAGCAGTTCGTGACTATTGTAGAATATATAACATTCATAATTTAAGATACTGGGAAGCATTTAACTTTATTAGATACGAGCCTGGAAATCACTTTATGGAGCACCACGACCATGGCTATTCATACAACTGTACAGTTTCACTTGTAGGATATTTCAATGACGACTATGAGGGTGGAGAGCTTTACTTTAGACTGCAAAATCTAAACCTTAAACCACAAGCAGGAGACCTGTTTATTTTCCCTTCAAACTTTATGTATCCTCATCAAGCTAAAAAGGTTGTATCAGGAACTAAATATTCAATAGTAACAATGCTAGACTATAGCGCCAAATTCCATACACAAGAAATGTTTATTGAGACAGGTGACTAATGAGTAATAAAATAAATGCCTACAGAACTTCTCCAACCGCTTTTGTTGTAGAACCTCTATCAGTAGTAAGAGACTGGATGGATGCGACCTTTGATAAACACGCATACCATTGTTTTCCAGTAACCCTTGCAAACACTATAGGCTGGGGTATTTCTGCAAAAACTGATATTAAGTTTATTTGGGATGGAATTAATGACCACTCTGGAGATCATGTAAAGATACTAGAAGGAGAAGGTCTTTGCTATACAGGCAGGGGACAATCAACTTTAAGCTTTAATACAAACTTAAAATTTGTCACCGATAAAAATATAAGCTTGTTGGCTGTAAACCCTCCAAATTTCTTTAATAAAGATTTTGAAGTTATTTCATCTGTCATATCCACTTCTTTTTATCCACACCCATTGCCTCTTGCAATAAAAGCTTTAACTGCTAACAAAGAAATTACTATAAAAGCAGGACAAGTAATTGCAGCAATTATACCTCTGTCATTAGGACAGCTAAAAGATTCTACTATAAACGTTGATGATTATGTTAGCGATCCAGTTGCTGAAAAAGCAGCTAAGGATTATGGAAATGCATCTGCAGTAAAAACTGCTTTAGGTGAGTGGACTGATTGGTATAGAGATGCAATAAATGAAAAAGGCGAATCTGTCGGAGAGCATGAAGTTAAAGCATTAAAGCTTAAGACTGTATACGTTAAAGACGGGAAACAGTGTGGCACTAACGATTAAATTCGTATCAAATAGACCATGGCTTAACAAAGACAGTAAATCAAAACCAGAACCAATTATTAAAAGTATTCCAGACTGGTATAGAAAAGCTGACAGATTTGCAAAAAAGCCAGATGGAGAATACTGGGAAAATCCAGGGGGTGGCAAGATGCCTACTTGGAAAGCATGTCCAGCAATATTTGACATAATGGGTACAGGTTATACATTAAAGACTCCATGCGATATAGAATTTTTTGAAGGAGACTTCGGCGCTATAAGCTGTAAAATTAAAGATAAAAAGTATGAAGATTTTTGTTCTGTAAGACCGCCTATGCCACAGTTTAAACATCCACAGGGATATCATGAAACACATTTTGCGTGGTTTTCAGATTGGGCTATAGAAACTCCTCCAGGTTATAGCGTATTGTATTCACAGCCTTTTAATAGATTTGAATTGCCATTCCTCACTACTTCAGGAATCATTGATAATGACAATGTTAATTTGCCAGGCTCAATGCCGTTCTTTCTAGTAAAGGGATTCTCTGGCATTTTGCCAGCAGGCACTCCTTATGCACAAATGTTTCCCTTTAAAAGAGAAGATTGGCAACATGAAATAGTAATTGAAAAAGCATCTAATTTAAGAAAAAAGAATATGGATAATTCAGCAAAATATAGAAAGCCAGACGGCGGTATCTATAAAAATGAAGTTTGGTCTAAAAGGACCTACTCTTAGGATGGTATAATAAATATATGGATAAAAAAGCAGCCAGTAATTGGGGATGGGATGAAAGAGTTTCAATAACTCCTTCAGGTTTCTTTGGAAACTCTCCAGACAATATTCAATCTAGAGAAAACATAATGACTCTAGAAGAGCACAAGTTTCTTTTGGAAGCAGCTCGATCTATTGAAGAGTGGGACATAACAGAGACACATTACAATGAAAATGGAACAGTAATTTACGACTCAACCTACTGGGATAATCGTGTTGCATCAAGACCGATCCTAGATAAAATTAATCCAGAGATATCAGTAGTTATTGAAAGAATAGTGGCAAGGCTTAAAAAAGAAGTTGATGAATACTTTAATGTTGATGCACTCCCAACAAGCCCAGCAATCGTTAGATGGCTTCCAGGATACAGACAAGAGCCACACGCAGACAAAGAGTTGCACACTGGTCCAGATGCTGGCAAACCAAACGATTTCCCTTACTATGATCTTTCAGGATTGTTTTATTTAAACGATGATTATGAGGGTGGCGAACTTTATTTCCCAAATCAAGGCATAGAGTTTAAGCCTAAGCCTGCAGCAGGATACTTTTTCCCAGGAGACATGAATTATATTCACGGCGTAAAAGAAATAACAAGCGGAATTAGATATGTAATTCCTTTCTTCTGGACCATATTGAAGCATACAGGAGATAAGCAGCCATGACCAAGCAATGTATTTGTGGAAGATCTCAAACATATCCTTACTGCGATAACACTCATAAAATTAAAAAACAGAGACCAGAAGAAGAAATAAAGTTTGAAGAAATTTATCCAAAGGTTTATGTCTACAAAAATTTATTTAAGGATATAAATGGATTTCTTGAGTCAGCTAAAAAACAAGAAGGCTGGGAGAAATGGTATACCTTTGGGTCTATGCTTTCTTTAATGGAGCAAAGAATAAATTTTGAAAAATTCCCAACAGAGGAACAATACAAGTGGGCAAGATCTTGGGGCCCAGTTTCAAGTCAATCGGATTTAACTGAAGAAGTAGGAAACATATTTTATAAGGTAACTAATCACTACCTTAAAAATAATCCAGATGTAGCGCTTCCTAATTATAGTAAAGGCTCAGCATCTATTAATATCTATGAGAATGATTCTGGAATTTCAGAACATTATGCGATGAATTATCACACAGATTTTGTTGTGCCGCTTAAAGATAATCCAGGTGTAAAGTTTGGCTTAACAACAACGTTCTATTTAAACGACGACTATGAAGGCGGCGAGATATGTTTTAAGATTAACGACCACTACATATCACATAAGCCACAGGCTGGAGATGTTATCGTTTTCCCATCAAGAGATCCTTATATGCACGGAGTTAGAAAGTCATTTGGACCACGCAGATACATGATTAGATGCTTCTGGGAATTTGAAGATAAGGGTTCAGATGAGTGGCATGCCAATAAAGCAAAGTATGGCGAAGAAGTCTGGGATCAAATGGAAAAGGATAGATATAAAAAAGAAATTTTTAATGCACAGATTGATGGAGAGTCGGTTCACGAATTCTTTGGAAGGGACAACGGTAAATACTAATGATAGATGGAATGATTGATATTATAGATAAAAATAAATTTATATATCTTCAAGATGATGAGGTCCCAGATAATAAGCGGGGAGTCTTGGGTGTAACTCGTAATACTGTTGTAGAGATACCAGATTTTATTGATCCAGAAATAGTCACAAAGATGATTAACTTTTTTGAAAACTGTGACGTAGAGTGGGGAGACATTGCATTCTACGGATCGTCGGGCAAGGGAATCAAGACAGACTCAGAAACTATGGCTAAGTTTGGATTGCCAGATGGTTTTTTTGATAAGCTAAAAGACAAGTACAAAGAAGCAGTTGAAACTGTTTTTGATAGAAAGGTTAGAGCAAATACATCTCATGCACAAAAATGGGATGTTGGAGGCTTTGCAAGTCCACACTCAGATAACTCAGATAATTCAGGAAAGCCAAATGCTTTTGAGATTAATAAATATGTGGGCATACTTTATTTAAATAATGACTATGAGGGTGGAGACCTTTATTTTTGCGACAAAGATAATGAAATGAAAACATATTTATCTTTTAAGCCAAACGCATATTCCTATTACGTATTCCCAGGAGGCTATGAAAATATCCACGGAGTTTCAGAGATAACCGACGGAACAAGATATACAATGGTATCGTTCTGGGACTATGAAGAACTAGTCTATGATCAAGAGACACTTGATCGATGGGAAGAAGAAGAAAAGCAAGTTAGAATTGAACAGGCAAAGCAGAAAGAAGAATGGAATAAGGGAAACAAATATGCTTGAAGGTACAGATTTTTATAAGATAGCTCCAAAGATTATTGTTTACAAAAATGTCTTCAATAATGACTATTTTATGGAATGTTTTGAACACATTAAGTCTACTGATGATATGTGGGTAGACTGGTACACATTTGGCAAGCAGACAAACTTTCCAGTTAAAGCTACTAGACCACACAATGTTCCAGGAGTTTTGCCCTATAATGAATTTAAACAAGATATTAATTTTGACGAAGTCACAGATGAAAAGCTTAAATTTTTCTATAACTACGTAGAAGATGTTTTTTATAATATGACCAAGCACTACTTTGAGATTGTTGGCGAAACACCTCCAGAAGGCTCTCCAATAAGTCATACAACTGCTACTCTTCTAAAGTATATACCTCATGAAAGCTTTCAGCCTGATGGATCAGTTATGGGACATCACACAGATTTCCAGCAAGAAAAAACTGAAGAGCCAGGTTATAAGTTTTTTGTAACATGCTGCATGTATTTAAATCATGATTACGACGGCGGAGAAGTGTCATTTAAGATATTTAAAGATGAGTCAAATGATCCAAATGCAGAATATACAAGACACATGTATAAGCCTCAATTTGGAGACGTAACAATTTTCCCATCAAGAGCCCCATACTATCACGGAGTAAAGACTGTAACAAATGGAATAAAGTATTTTATTAGAAGCTTTTATATGTATGAATATCCAGGCTCGGAAGCATGGCATGCAAACAAAGATAAGTATGGTGAAGAGCTATGGAGACAGATGGATAGAGAGAGACAGATAGCTGATCTAAAATCTGGTAAAAATACAAGAGATGAAGCAGACGAAAAAAATGGAAGAAATGGATAGCGTAAACCTAACCCAATACGGGAAGATACATTACTATGAAAATGTTATTGCTGATCCCGACTACCTAATTAATTTAATAGAGCTTTCTGACGGAGGCTTAAATGAAAACACCAGTATCCCTGCGTGGAAAGAATGGGCGGCAAGCGGAGATACAGAGTATGTATTTGGCTATCAAAAAAGATTTAGCAACAATGTAGATACAGACACGCACCCAGACATAAGAAGAATTAATAATATTTTAAAGAATGCAATTGTAGGCTCTTCAGAAAACTATGGCAATATGCATGGTATGGACATCGGTTCTCTAATGCCATTATCAATAAGCAAATACTCCACTGGAAAGTCAATGGGCCCACATGTTGATGATTATAGCAATGGAGACAATCCAAATATTTCTGTTGTACTTTATCTAAACGATGATTACGAAGGCGGAGAAATTTATTTTAAAGAGCAAGGCGTAAAAATAAAGCCAAAGGCTGGAAGCATAGTAATATTCCCTTCGGTAGAGCCGTACTATCACGAGTCTTTACCAGTAACCAGTGGTGTAAAATATATGTGCCCAGGATTCTGGCGTAAAACTGACAAGGTGGTATAATTAAAAAATGGCTACTACAGGTATAAACGGTTGGCGTTTCCCAACATATACAGACTCACCAGATGTCCCTAGAGATCTGCTTAACCTTGCAGACGACATTTCTGCATGGGTTTCATCAAATCCAGATTTAAAGGGTGACCAAGGAAATCCAGGAACTGCCGCTACCATAGTGGTTGAATCAGTTGATGTTCTTCCTCCAGGCTCAATGCCAGAAGTCGTCAACGTAGGAACAGCTACAGCAGCAAGATTTAATTTTAAAATTCCCAGAGGCGTAGATGGCGTACTAGGTGGTCCAGGACCAGCAAATGTAATTGCAGTAAATCCAACAACTACTGGGCTGGCTGGAACACAAGCTAATGTAACAATTTCCGAACAAACAATTACCAATGGAATACCATCACAAACTTTAACATTTACAATACCTAAAGGCGACAAAGGCGATACTGGCCTAACAGGAGCTAAGGGTGACAAGGGAGATACTGGTCCCGCAGCAGCAACAATTACAGTAAACCCTACGGTAGTAAATGGTTTGCCAGGAACAACACCAGCAGTAACTAACTCAGGCTCATCTAGCGCAGTTGTATTAAACTTTACAATTCCCCGTGGAGCAACAGGAGCAGACGGCGCACCAGGAGCACCAGGAGCACCAGGAGCAGACGGCGCACCAGGAGCAGACGGCGCTAACGCAGTCCTTGATCCAATAAATCAAGTTATTAGTTTAAATCTTCCTAACGGAGCAGCAGACGGAGTTAACTCACACTGGTATCCACTTGGATCTGGAACATGGAGTATAGGAAAAGATGCAACAACTGGCCCAGCCAAGTCTTGGAAAGATGCTTTTTTTACAGGAACAATTAGAGCAGCATCTGTTATAGCATCAGGCAATATGTTTATTCAAACTTCCACTATTGTTTCATCAGATATAAATGCAAAGAATACAATTGCTGAGTCTGACTTAGGCCTAGACTTTATTAATTCTTTAAATCCAGTAAGCTATAAATACAATGTTGGAGGGATTACTTATACTCCAAATGAAGACGGAAGCCATTCTGAGACACCAGTAGCTGGTAATAGAACACACTACGGATTAATTGCACAAGAAGTAAAGCAAGCACTAGATGAAGCTGGAGTTGCAGATTTTGGCGGGTGGGTAAATCAAGAAGATAATACTCAGGCTTTAAGATATGAAGAGTTTATATCTCCACTAATCAAAGCAGTACAAGAGCTTACAGCGAGAGTAAAAGCAATAGAAGAGGCGTAAGACATGTCCTACAAGTATACAGTCTTACAAGATAAACCAACATCTTTTTATATGCTTGATGAAATACGATCAGGCTCAATCGGAGACTACACTAATCTGATGCTTAGATTTGCTACTTATCAAGCTTTAAAAGATAATGGTGTTTCTTACTCGGCAGTAAGCGGATTGCCAATATATGACTACTCAGGAAATGCAAATGACGGATATGCAATAAATGCTTCAACTAAAGAATTAATGCCTATAGTGTCTGGCACAGTTAGAGGAACTGAAGTTTTGTCCGATACAAAAATAGCTTTTAAGGTCCCTGGAATTGCAACAAAATATTACTCTGACAATTCTTTTGATATTGAGATGTGGGTAAAGCTTCCAGCTCAATCATCATCTTCTAAAATGATTCTAGGAGATTCAGTACAAGGGTTTGGCATATTCTATCAGGGCTCAAATATTTTATTTAAGGTAGGAAGCTACTCTTGCTCATACAAGGTATCAAATAAAGAAGCGCTACATATAGTTGCTCAATTTTCTTCAACTAAGATATCAATTATAGTCAACGGCGTAGAGGTAAACTCGACATCCTTAGATAATTATAAATTTGCAAACGAAATTATGAACTTTAACATTGGTCCAATCGACGAGACTTTTTTTGTTGATGCAGTAGCTTTTTATAGATTTAACCTAACATCGGCACAAATAAAAAAGCATTACTCTGAAGGAACAAAAGAAATAAACTATTCTCAAATAGTAAATGCAGACAACGGATACTTATTTAGCATTAACGCCTCAAGGATTAAGCCCTCTTTATCTTACTCTTACCCAGGCTCCAAGTCTTGGGAAGACTTGGCAGATGACGGAATCCTTGTTTCTCAAGATAGCCAATATTTATATTTTGAAAAAACCGAAACTCCAGCAACAGCATCATTTGAATTTATAGATGAGCTTTTTATACCTAGCCATATCGGGGTGACAACATCTCAAATACATTGGGACGAAGATGTGGCGGGAATAAGAGTATATGTAAGTGCAAATAAGTTAGCATGGAGCGAATGTACTAACGGATCTCCTCTTCCACTATTTAATAAAAATGATAATCTAATCTCAGATACACTTTATATTAAGGTTGTTATTTCATCAACAGATACATCAACAGACTTTACTAGGTTGAGATCTATAAGGATTAACTTCTTTAAGAATAAAGACGTATATGCAGATAATTTTGGGTATAGCCTTTCTTCAGCATATGACTATTCAATTCCTGAATTTAACAGCAAGGTTCTTTCATACAACGAATATAATGGAATTAAGATGTATAACGGACACGGCTTCTCGGTAAATGCTAGCCTACCAGTAAAAACTATTGAAATGATATATACCCCAGGAGCGGGAGAGAATGTATTGATTTCCACACCGTCTGCCAGATATGAGTGGGCAGCATCTGGAGCCATAACCAAATCTGGAGTTTCAGCAATATATGTAAACGGAATTAACAGGCAGTCTTCTACAAATATTGGAGACTTCCTAGTAAAAGGAGTCCCACATCATATTGTAATAATCCTTTCAGCCCCAGCCTCTTCTGGGATCAAGGTAAATCAAAATCAGGGGGACACAAAGTCTGGCCAAAACCAGCTATATAGCAACCTTGCTATATACGAATACGAGCTTCTTCAGCATCAAATAACTAAACATTACCAGCTTTATACAGATAATGTAATAAGCGTAATCAACGATACGTCATTTTCTATAGTAGAAAGCACGGCAGGAAACAATTCTACCGCCTTCATTATATTTTCTGTACAGCCAGACGCCATAAGCGTATAATATTTGACAAGTAGTTGACAAAAATTTGGACTTTAACGCCAAATAATGGTATGATTGTGTTCTATGGATATCTTAAATAAAAACACGAGAATACTTGAAGAAACCACCCTAGGGATATATGTGTGGGAGATGCCTGACGGCAGATGGATTGGAGACGACGATGGCAACTTTCTTTCGATCACGTCCAAAAAAGGCAATAGATCCAGAATCGATGCTTTGGCTAGAGAAGTTAGCTCGTATGGCATACACGAGGGCCGTCCCAAGTTCCTTTCAGGGCGTAGAAAAATTGACGACGAAGAATTTGAACATCAAAACGAAAGACTTAAATGGGGACTAACTCCAGATCCTTTGGATATCGGAGTATATAAAGATTCAATGCTTAGAAACGGGGCGGTACAATGACAAGAAAAGTAGAGTTTATGGAAGACGAAATTGATAGCGTAAATACTATTGATATCTCTAACACGGCAGACTGGTTTCATTTTGAAAAAGCACAAGAGTCAGAGGACCCATTTAAAATAGGCATAGAAGACATAAAGAAGCTAAGAGGTCTGGGAACTAATTTTAAGAGAAAAATCAATAGAGATTTTTCAAAAGCATTTGTAGGAATTGACGGAACGGCAACACAGCAAAATTTATTGCAGCAGGCTATTAGCGGATACGCTTTATTTGATTTAATAGAGCCGACATACAACCTAGAATATCTTTCAAAAATTTATGAGATTTCAACATACAATTACGCAGCTATTAATGCCAAGGTTTCTAACATTGTCGGCCTAGGCTATTCATTTACCGAAACAGATAAAGCCAAAGATGCCATGGATGCAATTACTGATTCAAAGCAAATGGATAGGGCAAGAGCCAAGGTAGAAAGAATTAAAACACAATTAGATCGATGGCTTGATGATTGCAACGAGGAAGAGTCTTTCACAGAGACCCTTATAAAGGCCTACACGGACCTAGAGGCTACTGGAAACGGGTACATAGAGATAGGACGTACCACAGCAGGCGACATAGGCTATATAGGCCATATACCAGCTAAAACGATGCGTGTGCGTAGATTCCGTGATGGCTTTATTCAATTGCTTTATGGCAAGGCTGTATTCTTCCGTAATTTTGGAGATATGGAAACTCCAAGTCCAATTGCAGCGCAAGAGGAAAGACCAAATGAAATTATTCATCTAAAGAAATATACACCAATGAATAACTATTATGGTGTTCCAGATATCATTGCTGCTCAGCAGGCATTGGCAGGAAACGAATTCGCTGGAAGATATAACCTAGACTACTTTGAAAACAAGGCGGTCCCAAGATATATTATTACAGTAAAGGGAGCAAAACTTTCTCCAGAATCAGAAAGAAAACTTCTTGAATTTTTCCAGGTTGGATTAAAGGGGAAGAATCATAGGTCTCTATATATTCCACTTCCAGCAGATACCCCAGACTCAAAGACTGAATTTAAGATGGAGCCAATTGAGGCTGGAGAACAAGAGTCTTCATTTAATATCTATCGTAAAACAAATAGAGATGAAATACTTCTTGCACATCGTGTACCTATTAATAAAATAGGAACCCCTGAAGGAGTTAACCTAGCCGTTGCTCGTGATGCAGATAAAACATTTAAAGAGCAGGTTTGTCGACCAGCACAGGATAGACTTGAAAAGAAATTAAATTATATTATTGCAGAAAAGACAGATGTCGTCCAGCTTAAATTTAATGAATTAAGTTTGACCGATGAATTAACCCAAAGCCAAATTGATGAAATTTATTTGAGAATGAAGGTAATTACCCCTAACGAAGTTCGTCTAAGAAAAAATATGACAACTGTTGAGGGTGGGGACGAGATGGTAGAATTAAAGCCACAGCAAGCTGCAGATCAGCAAGCCAAGTCCACTGGCAATAAAACTAGAGATCAGGAAAGGGCAGCTAATGCTCCAGATAAAACTGGGGAAGGCAGAAATGCCAAAGGCGATGGTCCAAAAGTCAAATAAGTTTAATCAACTGCTATTTGCGTTATAGTAGATAAAGCATTAAAATTAAGCATATGAACATCGAGAAGTCCAACTGGTCTAGCGATGGAGAAAACCTCCATCTCTCAGTCCCATTCACTAAAGTAAATCGTGAGAACAGAACCGTATCAGGTTTTGCGACTCTTGACAATGTTGATCAAACAGGCGACGTTGTAACAGCTGAAGCAAGCATGAAGGCATTTGAAAATTTCAGAGGAAATCTTCGTGAGATGCATCAGTCAATTGCAGTCGGTAAAGTTGTTTCCTTTAAGCCAGAAACATACTACGACCAAAAGTCTAATAATTTTTATAACGGTGTTTACGTAACATCATACATTTCAAAGGGTGCACAAGATACTTGGGAAAAGGTTCTTGACGGCACTCTTTCTGGTTTCTCAATCGGCGGAAAGATTAAAGAGTCAGATAACGAAGTTAACAAAGCAACAGGTGAAGCAGTAAGATTTATTAAAGACTACGATCTTGTAGAGCTTTCAATTGTAGATTCACCAGCTAATGAACTTTGTAACATTTTTTCAATTGAAAAAGTAAATGGTCAAATGGTATACAAAGGTATCGCTACGGAAGTAGTAACAGAAAATATTTTTTACTGTGAGGAAAGCGACTCTGTATTTATGTCAACAGAAAAAACTTTCGAATCACCAGTATCAGGAAAACCAGCAGCTCTCATTGGCTGGGTGGAGAGTTCAGATATGAATAAATCAAAAGAAATAAATAGAATTCTTGCTTCATTTAAGAAGTCAAGATTACCGTTGCCTGAAACACAAATAGCAAAACAGGCAAACGTAGAAGGAGGTAATAAAATGTCAGATACAAAAATTGATAATGTTGCAGATGCTCCAGTAGCAGAAGCAGTAGTCGTAGAAGCACCTGTAGCAGAAGCCGTAGCGGCTCCAGCAGCAGATGAATCAAGCGTCAATCTTTTTGACAAGTCATTAGAAGTTGCAGCAGTTGCAACTGAAGATACCTCTGCCGACAACGTTGAAAAAGCAGCCGAAGCAGTAGAAGTTATGGTTGATGAACCTGATTTTGCAAAAATGTTAGGCGATCTAAAAGGCTTTTTCTCAGAAACACTAGCAAAGGCAAGCGAAGTAAATGCTGCACAAGTTACAGATATTAAAACATCTGTAGAAGCATTTAGCAAGAATGTTGATGCTAGAATTTTAGAGTTGGCAGAAAAGCACAGCGCACTTAGTGATGCTGTGTCAGAAATAAAGGGCACCATCGAAGGTGTTCAAAAGCAGGTAGATGCCGTAGAAGGCTCTACCGCAATTAAGAAGTCCTCTGACCTTGGCGGGTCTGAGGTGTTTACAAAGTCCAAATCAAAATGGTCAGGAGCTTTCCTCGGTTCCGTAAATGAAATCTTTCAAAATTAAGGGTAGGTGAAATAAAAATGAGTAATGAATTATTAGAAAAGGCCGCAGCAGCAGGTACAACAGTATCAACTGGTTTTGGCTCATCAACTGGTGGTACAGGCGTCCACGTTGCTTCAGAAAATGGCAACGGTGGTCTTCTTAACCCAGAACAATCAGCAAGATTCTTGGACTATATGTTCGACGCTACCGTAATTGGTAAGGTTGCACGTACAGTTCGCATGAAGTCTGACACAACAGAGATTGATCGTATGTCAGTAGGAGAAAAGCTTGTAAAGCTTGCATCCGAAGGAGAAAACACAGCCGTAAATCAAGGCGTAACATTCTCAAAGATCTCTCTAACAACAAAGAAGCTCCGCATGGACTGGGAACTTTCAACTGAGTCTCTAGAAGACAATATCGAAGGTGCAGATCTTGAAGATCATATTGCACGTATGATGGCAACACAAGCTGGAAATGACATCGAAGATCTTATTCTTAACGGTGACACATCACTTTCAGCCGATGCTCTGTACAAGTCATTTGACGGTGCAGTTAAGAAGGCAAAGACACACGGTCGTGTAGTCGATGCAGCAGGTGCGGGAATTTCCCGTGAAATCTTCAACAAGGCTCTTAAGGCAATGCCACGTAAGTACAAGCAACGTCGTACAGACCTTCGTTTCCTTTCTGGATCAAACTTGATCCAAGATTACTTGTTCTCTAACTCACAGAACATTCAGAACGTTACTCCACAAGATATTGCCTCTGGCATCATCCGTGGTGACGTTCCTGTTCTTGGAGGTCCAGCAGGATATGTAGCTCCATACGCATTTGGTATTCCAATCGTTGAAGTTCCATTGCTTCCTGAGACACAGACAGGTACATACGCAACTCCATCAGGTTCACACGGAGACGTCCACTTGACATTCCCAAATAACGTAGTTATTGGTATCAAGCGTGATGTAACCGTTTACCGCTTCTTCCAGCCACGTAAGGACACAATCGAGTACACAATGTATACCCGTGTTGGCGTTCAAATCGAGCAGGCAGACGCTTGGGTAGTTGTAAAGAACGTTAAGGTTGCTTCTTAATTAATTAAGAATTAAACTACCGAAAGGCCCCCAATTAATTTTGGGGGCTTTTCATTTTAATTTATCAATGCTATAATTAAAGGACCTAGAAAGAGGAGAACTAAATATGTCATTTGACACATTAACAGTAGCTGAATTAAAGGAAATTGCAACGGAGTTTGCAGTAGACACAGAAGGCCTAAAAAATAAAAAAGAAGTAATTGCTGCCATGGCAGAAGAGGGCGTAACCTATTCTGTATATCAAAAGACAGTTAAAGCAATTGAAGAGGCTACAGAAGAAATTGAAATTTTACCAGTTTTTGATCCGAAGGCTCAGCCAGAAGATACTATCTTGGTACGTATGACAAGAGATAATCATAGATATGATATTCACGGATACAGCTTTACAAAGACTCATCCCTTTGTAGCAATGTCTGAAGATGATGCTCAAAAAATCTTTGATACAGAGGAGGGTTTTCGTTTAGCGACACCAAAGGAAGTTCAGGACTTCTACAACTAAACGTTAACATAAGTTAATGGAAATATTAGCAGGAACAAACTCACCAATACAGCACAGGGTATTTTGGAAAGGCGAATCTGCAGTTGCAGATAGCATACCCACAGTATCTTTATTACGAGCAGATGTACCAGCACAAACAGTTTTATACTCTGGCACTGCAGTTCAATCAGAGACCGATACAGGGGTTTACAATTTTTATGCACCACAAACCACTAAGCTTCCAGGATCTCTTATTGCAAGATGGCAATATGCGGTTGAAGGTTTTTCTATATCATATGATCAAAATGTTGATGTAGTTAAGCCATACGTAGACTTGTCACAAGTGATTAATGGTTTAGGTTTGGGCTCTGACTACAATGATCCAAATAGCAGAACTTATCAAGAGCTAGTTGATGCCGAGAAGTACTCTCGTAAAGTAATTGAAAATTACACTCAGCAAAAGTTCTACAGCTATCTTTCATCAGAGATTGCTTATGGGTCTGGTAACGATATTCTTCCTTTATCTAATAAGATAAACACTCTTCAAGCAATAGAAGTAAATGATATCCCGCTTACAGGAATGCCATTTGAAGTTGCTGAAAGTGGATTTTCAATTAGATTAAATCGTGCAGATATGCTTGACAACGTAACATATGTTGCTAACGGCTTGATCCCACCAACTATCAATGACTACTCAGGAATCTTTAATAAAGATGCTAGATATAAAGTCACGGGATACTTCGGCTGGGAAAAAGTTCCAAATGAAGTTGAGATGGCAGCTATTGAACTTATGAAAGACTATTTCTCTAAAGACAAAGTATGGAGAAACAAGTATATAAAGAGCATATCCACATTCGACTGGCAGTTTGATTTTAACTCAGCCACCTTTTCGGGTACTGGTAATAACTACGTAGACCAATTGCTTTTGCCTTATGTAATAAGCAAAATGGTATTGATATAAAATGAATAATCTTGTAGACTCCATCCTAAGCATGAAGATGGATGTGTATGTGCAGCAAGACGTACAGGACCAGGATACAGGCGCTATAAAAAAAGAATGGCTTTATTCAAAAACTGTTGCCTGCTATGCAAGAGGAATAATCACTAGCAGCGGAGCCAGATCTTCAGATGTCCAAACCATGAGTAATAGATATACTAACAAAGAAAATATTGAAATTAGAACTGAAGCAAGAGTAACCCTAAGAGACAAGATTACAAATATTAGAGACTCATCAGATAATGTTATTTGGGCCGAGCTAAATTACCCAACAGAAACTCCAACAGTCTTTGAACTAATTGGAACTACACCAATCACTGACCCATTCGGCGGAATACTAGGATACAACTGTTCAGCCCGTAGATCGGAGAATCAGGTAATTGGACTCTAGTGTTGCTTTACTACAAACCGCAAGCGGCCTTGAACGACCAATGGCTGGAAACAAGCCTGGGATAATTAAAGATTCCTCTGTAGCACAAATATCTGCATTCCTTTATTACCAAGCAAGTGTCCTTGGAAAACTTACAGCAAACAAAGCCTTTCAAAGTTTATTTAAACAAACTATATTTAATCAGATAAATAAAGATTTTGGGGACTATATAGATTCATCTGCAAGAGTAAAGCCAACTGCATTGCACCATGTTTATGAATGGAATAAAACGGGGCAAGAGACATCTAGACTATTTAAATTAAACAGGATGGATGCAGATGGACTTTCATTTAGAGTAACATATGACTTTAAATTATCTAAGTCTTCTGTCCCGTCTAAAAATAAAAAACAAAGAAAGAAATATGTATTTGCAACAAAGGCTTCTGTGATGGAAGCTGGAATGCCCGTAATAATCCGTCCAAGGTCCGCTGAGCGCTTAGTATTTGAGTTAGATGGTATTACCGTGTTTATGCCCAAAGGGTCCTCAGTGACCGTTAAAAGCCCAGGAGGACGTGCCTCATCAAATCAATTTAGACTACACTACGGAAGATATTTTGGGGGGCAGCTTGTTAATAATTCAATCAAGGCCTCTGGGTTTCAGAATATATTTAACGCCAAAATGAGCAAGGCATTAGATACACCAGCAAGTATTCGAAAAGTGCAATATAGCTTCACAGCTGGTAAAATTAGGTTGGAAGCAGATATGGAATTACAAACGGCATTTGGGGGAGCACTATGACAGTAGATTATAAGATAGATGCAGTATTTGAACTACGCAAGTTCCTCTGGAATGAATTAAAGACTACAAAGATATTTGATCCTACAGAATACTACAGCGATAATATTAATATGGAGATTATTCCAATTATCCCAGTTCAGCAACAGCCAGAACTCAATCAATTTTTAAGCGGGAAGAAGCATATTGTCTATGACAAGATTGGCCTATCCTATGAGGACATATGGCTACTATGCTGCGAGAAGGTTTTATTTACAGTGTATTCCACAGACGTATCCGACATATATGAGATCCGAAATTTGATGACAGACCTATTCAGAAGAATGGACGATTCTGCCAGAGATATTAATAAATTTAAGGATGAGCCAAAGATTAAATTTCACAGTATACAGGTTGTTGAGACCTCACCCATAACCCCGTCAGAGGAACTTCAGGGCTTCCTATCGTCCGACATAATCCTAGAAGTAAAATATTCAAGAATCACTGGCCCAGATGGACGTTTTATCTAAGTTGCGTTTGGGGTCATTATACACTAAAATTAGCTTAGAGGAAAAAGCCTAGCCAGCTTTGATTTAGATTTAAAACGTAAGTCAATATATATATATTTATTTAACAGGAGGTTTTACAACATGGCACAAAACACAGGTAATGCTAGAAATATTCTTGTTGGTGCGTCACCATTGTTCCTTACAACACTTGATATCACATCTGGGCAATATGCAGATTTTGAAGCAGGAGTTTTAAGAGCAGGCACAGCAACAAAGAACGATAAGGTACCAGCATTCGTAGCACCAACAACATCAGCAGCGGGAACATCTTACACAGATACACTTAACGCACTAGATGCAGGTGTAGGACAAGATGGAGCCTACCGTAACGTAGGTTACACAAATAACGGTCTTCAGGTTACATACAACCCATCATACGGTTCAGTAACAGTAGATCAGCTTCTTGACTCAGCAAAGCTTTTCAAGGAGACAATGGAAGTTATGATCGCAACAGAAATGGCAGAAGGTACTCTTGAGAACGTTCTTGCTGTATTTGGTCAGCGCTCAGACACATTAGATTCATCAGTTGCAACAAAGAAGACTCTAGGTCTTGCTGGTGGAGCACTAGGTGAGGCTCCAACAGAGCGTCAGCTAATTGCAGTTGGACAGGCTCCAACTTCAGATACAGTTTCAGCTTCTGAGCGTGTATATTATGCACGTCGTGTTCTTTCTGTACAACAGTCACAGTTCTCTTTGGCTCGTAACGCAGCATCAACATTCCCAGTAACATTCCGTTTGCTACCATCAGGTGCATCGACTCACGCTGGTAAGGAATATGGTTTCATTGTAGACCGTGTTCTCTCAAAGCTACCAACACCATAATTAATATAATTAATTAATAGATTACCCCCCAAGCAATTGGGGGGTTTTCTATTGCCATTGTATTTTGAATATGATACAATAATTAAGACTAGATCCTAGGAGGATTAAATTGGCAACTACAGTATATGATGTTGAAGAAATTCAGCTACAGAATGGCGCTACAGTTAAGCTTAAGCCTTTAACAATTAAAGAGCTACGTGAGTTTATGAAGGTCATTAATAAGACACAAGAAGTAACAACAGAAGACGAAACATTAACAATCCTTATTGAGGCTTGTGGAGTGGCTTTACAGAAGCAGCTTCCAGACTTAGTAGCGGACAAAGACGCATTTGAAGACACACTTGACGTTCCAACTATCAATCGCATTCTTGAAGTTTGCGGAGGAATTAAGATGGACGACCCAAACCTACTAGCGGCAGCAGTACTGGCTGGTCAGAACTAGATCTAGCCGCTTTAGAAGGGGAAGTTTTTCTTCTTGGTAATTGGATAAATTACGAACAGTTAGAAGAAAGTCTTTCAATGCCAGAATTAGTCCAGACTTTTAAATCAATGCAAAAAACTGAATCGGAAAAAAGAAAATTCTTAGCTTCAATTCAGGGAGTAGATTTAAATGAAAGCAGTAATGAAAATAAGGAGGGGTCATCCTTCGAAGATGTTAAAAGAAGAGCACTTGGAATTACGGCATCAGCAAACGATGTTGTATCATTACAAGGGTCATTCGCCAGCGAAGCTGGTTTTGGCATTGGAGCGGGATTAGGATACTCTATAGAGTAACATAGTAATATGGCAGATAATAATTTAACCACGTTTATTACCGCCAACGCAGACTTTACGAGTTTAAGAACTCAGCTAGCTGCGGTTACTGCCCAACTCGTAAAATTACAAGAAACAACTGCTGGCACAAACGCTAAACTTGCAAATCAAATTGCAGTGATGAACAAGTCGTTTGCCACGACACTTACTTCAACAGGGCAATTTTCACAACACTTTGTATCTCTAACTTCAGACGTAGACAAGTTTGGAAGAAATTTAGATAGAGGCCGACTCAAGCTCAACGAATATTATAATGCTTGGAGCGGCCATACAAAGAAAACAAGCAATTTAGTTAGAGAACTTGCTAAGCAGCAAGTAATGCTTCAGCAGGCTATAGTTCAGCCTGTAGGTAAAAACGCACAAGGCTTAATGCAATACAATGTTATGGTTGCAAAGGGTCTTGATGAAGTAAAGAACAAGATGGCTATTGCTACACAGCAAGCGGCAATTATGAACAAGGTCATGCTTGACGGATCAACAGGACTTATTAACTGGGGTAAAAATACTCAGTGGGCTGGACGTCAATTAACAGTAGGACTTACTGTTCCACTTATTGCATTTGGCGCAGCAGCACAAAAAGCATTTAAAGAAGCAGACCAAGAACTAGTAAGATTAACAAAGGTTTATGGCGGATTAGCTGCAACATCTTCAGCAGATTTGGCTCAAGTTAGAAAAGATATTAGCGCAACCGCAAAAGAAATTGCAAGCTCTTATGGAGTTGCATACAAAGAAACAATTGCATTAGCGGCTGATCTTGCAGCAACAGGACAACAGGGCAACGACTTAATAGCTGCTACACAACAAACTACAAGGCTAGCGGTTCTTGGTGAAGTTGATAGACAAGAAGCAATGAAAGCAACTCTTGCAATTCAAAACGCATTTAAACAAAGCACAGACGAACTTACCGCATCAATTGACTTTCTTAACGCAGTTGAAAACCAGACATCAACAAGCCTTGCAGATTTAACTGAAGCTATTCCAAAGGCAGGGCCAGTAGTTAAATCACTAGGTGGAGATGTAAAAGATTTAGCGCTTTACCTTACAGCAATGAAAGAAGGCGGAGTAAACGCTTCTGAAGGCGCAAACGCAATTAAGTCTGCAATGGCATCATTAATTAACCCAACAAAAGTTGCAACCGAACAATTTATGGGGTTTGGAATTGACCTTAAGGGAATAGTAAACGATAACGCTGGAAACCTTACAGAAACTATAATGGACTTGCAATCAGCGCTAGACCAGCTTAATCCTTTAGATAAATCTAGAGCAATCGAACAGCTATTTGGAAAATTCCAGTATGCAAGAATGTCTGCACTATTTGAAAACCTCGGGAAATCAGGGTCACAGACATTGCAAGTTATGGACTTAATGAAAGCAAGTGCGGTTGAACTTGCAGGTATCTCTGAGCGAGAATTAAAGATGATCACAGAGTCAGCCTCTGGACAGTTTAAGAGAGCATGGGCTGCAGTACAAGCAGACCTTGCTACAGTAGGAGAGCAATTCTTAAGAATAAGCACAAAAGTTTTAAAGGTAGTAGATGCAATAATTAATTTCTTTAAAGCACTTCCAGGCCCAGTTAAAACATTCCTTAATGCATTAGGTGGAATAACAGCAATTGCTGGACCACTCATCATGATGGCTGGTGTTATGGGTAACTTTATTGGTTATGTTGTAAAGGGCATATTCCATTTAAGACAACTTGCTAAGGGTGGGCAGGGCTTTAGGTTATTAACTCCAGAAATCATTGCAGCAGATGCTGCAGCAAAGGGATTAGCAACATCTTTTTATTCAGACTCAGAAGCAACTATAGTATTAAAAAATGCAGTAGACACTCTTGCAGCATCTTTCACAGGACTTGAGACAAGAGCCAACGCAGCTAAGGTTGCAGTTCAACCAGCAATATCTACAGTCGCAGGAAGTGTACTTGCAGCAGGCGGAGTGGGACAAAGAATAGTGGACAAGAGCAACCCACTAATTGGAGAGCCATACTCAAGAGATATGTCTCATATGATTCCAGCACAAACAAATCAGCCAGGAACTATATTTGGAACAGTTCCAGGTGCAGCTCCAGTTAATATTAGAATTGGTAAAAACCCACAAGCATATATGAACGCAGATATGCCAAAGATTCCAGGAGTTACATCAGTAAATGGAATATCTACTGGAGTAGTTGCAGCAGAAGCCGCAAAGTGGCATGCAATGACTGCAGCAATTGCAATGCAATCAGAAGCAGAAATTAAATTATTAAAGACAGAGGTAATGGCAACTGGAACAGTTACATCAAGCCTATCGGATTCCTATCAAGCTTTACTACCACAATTTTCCGAAATTACTCAACTTGCAGCAGCTGAAACACAAGCAATTGTTCAACAGCTTCAGGCAAGTAAAATAACAGTAGAGCAGGCAAGAGCAAAAGTAATTCAGTTAAATGCAACAGTAGAAGCAATGCTTGCAGAAACAACAGCACTTACAGCCCAATCAATGGGAAGAACTGCAAACTTAACTACAGTGCCATTTACATCTCAGCCAGTAGTTGACCCAGCCACTGGGAAATCAAATATGAAAGAAATGTTCCATAAAGGATCAACAAAAAATCTTGTAGATAAAATTGCTAGAGCTCTCGGAGGAGTTAGAACTTCGGGCGCAGGGTATAACATTCAAACAACAAAACCTAAGTTTGCTGACGGCGGAATCGTACCAGGAACAGGTAATACAGATACATATCACACAACAGCAGAGGCTGGATCTTTTGTAATTAATAAGAAGTCTACTCAAGAAAATATGCCAATAATAAGCAGTCTGCTAGGTGGAACTCCTAAGTTTGCTGACGGTGGTCAAGTACCTGTTGTTCTGACTCCTGGAGAAGCAGTAATACCTGCAGAAGTTGCACAAAAGAATATGCCTTTGATGTACGAGCTAAATGGTGGCCCAGGAAACACATCTGGAAGCGGAATGCATCTTCGTGGCGGATCAATTGCATCTATAATTCGTGGAGTTACGCAAAGAGGAAGACACTATAAAGCAAAAGCATTGCTAGATGATGCTGGAATTCCTATTAACAAATTACAAAACTCTGTTTATCCATTCTCACACTCACTTAATTTAAAAATAAGAGGTGGCGGAACAGCGTCAGCAAGAGAGTTTATAGACGTATTTGAATCACCAGACTCACTTAGATTAGCTAATGTTGTTTTAGATAGAAGTGGCTTAAAGCCAATAACTTCAATACAGCATCAAGCTATTAGAAAATATTTAAATGATCCTACCAAGGTAGATCCATCTAAAGAATTAACAGAAGCTGGTTTTGGTTCTGAGTTAACAAAAGCATACCTATCTGCTGGAGTTAGCAAAGATCAGATAAGTGCAATTGCAGCAAAGCATACAATGAGATTTGCTTTCCCAGGCACTGGAACAATTGTTGAAAGAAGAGACGCTTTGATTAAAAAGCTTCAAGATAAATATCCAGATGCCTCATTCTCGATAGATAAAAGATCAAATAATAATATAGTTGTAAAAATACCAGGACAAAAAGCATTTAAAATTGAGCATGAAGCTACAAGATCTATACACGGTGCAACTGGAGGAGTGTCTTATGAAACATTAAGACAGGATATTCCAGCAGGCGCTACTGCAGATGGAAAACTTGCATATGGGCATATTCCGTTAGACGAAACATTGTTAAATGCAGGAGGAATGGTACCTGGGAAATTTGCAAAAAGACTATTTGGCGGAGGAAGATTATTCCTTGGAATGCCTAAAACACTTAAGCAGGTAGAAGCCCAAAGAGCTCAAAAGGCTGCAATGGAAAAAGCAAGCGCTGCAGTAAATAATTCTAGATTTGCAAAAAAGCCTATTACACAATATGGAGATTTGTTAGAGCCAACTTCAGGTAGAAGCTTCCCAGTTCAAGGCATA